TGTGTGTTTAACTCGAGCACTCTGAAGGTGGTTGTCCCACGGATATCAGTGACAAACTCACGGTTGCTCACTGTGTAAACGCCTCGAGCAGATTTAAATCTGGGAGACATTCCGGAAACACCAACGTTGTAAGCGAGGGCAGCAGATGATGTGCTGCCAAAGCCGGGTGTAAGTTGTACAGCCAATGCTTGTTTAACTGCACTTCTTTTACGGCCGTTCTTCTTACCTGGGAGTAATCGCTGTAGGTAACGTCCAATCTCAGCTGGGGATAGGTGGGCGATCTCATGCTCTAGTCGCTTGACTAGAGCTGAGACGCTAGCAGTGGCGGCGTAGCGCATTGCTGCAGCACCAAAGCTATAAGCAGAAGCTGGGATCATTGCCATGATTATTTTAGATTTTAATTAAAATTATGTTAGTCGGAGTAGTTAGATCGTGTCTGATGGTAATAAATTGTCGAATTTATCAGTGGGCCCCGGCCGAAAAGTCGGTCGCAAGCCACGGTAAAGCCCCTCAAGGGCCGTTTGCATATCAGGTGAGATGTCGAAGGCCTTCCAAAAGGAAAACCGGGCGTCATCTGTGACTTCCTTGCTGGCGTAGTTAAGGCCTGAAGATAGGAACTCGAACCCTGTGGTGAGATGGTCACTCCTGGATACCTCAAATTTCTGATCCAACATTTTGTAAAACTCGCAGAAGATTGGCATGTCACCGTATGCAGCCATACCACAGTCGGATATAGCTTGGCATTGGTACTTCCATGCATTTTCTGTCTCTAAGTTTTTGACACTTATTAGATCTTTAGTGAGGCATACCTTTGGGTTTCTGACCATTCGATATGCATTGCCATCGTACACTGGCTGTGTTTGACAGAACTCAACCTTTTCCAATTCATAAACAGTGGGCTCAACCTTCATGGTATATCCCATTTGATGGAACCATGCTGGTAAATCGTCCATGTTATGGAGGTCTTTCTGCTCCAGAAACACAACGCAGTCGTCGCCGTTGTTGATGAGCTCAATCCTACATCTCTTGGAGAAGTAGGACCATATTAGAGCACACATGATTAGGCAGTTGCCGAGACCGGTGTTCATATCACCGGACATTCGACACCCTCTGGTGGTGTATTTGATACGACCATCCGGGAGGTTAGCGAAACCTTTGTTTCGCAGCTGCCAACTGAGGAGTCGGCGCAACTCTTTGCTTCGAGGAAAGAACGACTGGTACACTGCGTGTTCCCACTGCAGCATTTCAAGACTGCAATGTTGGTCGAACCTGGAAGCATCAAGTCCAATAGCAACAGGTTGACGAAATTCACGCCACTTGTTGTGGACGATTTTGCCAACCTGCTCGGCATTAAGTCCCTTCATTACTGTGGGGGACCCAAAAACTCTCGCGATTGAATCATAGAGGACACCCTCTATGGGTTTAATATAAATACCAACAGCAACATTGTACCTAGGACTACGGGGTTGGAT